TCTTTGCACCGCTAATTCGACTAGAAGCTCCTGGGGCACCAAAACCAGGAGGTAGCGCTGGACCTTGTATAGGCCCTGCGCCGCGTGCAATGTCTAGTTGACGGTTTACCTCGGCTATGGCCTCAGCCAAGGACCGGTAGTCACTAGAACCGCTAATAGCTTGTCTTTGAGCGTCTCTAAGTTGCTGTTCGTATAGCTCTAATCCGGCTATAGATTTTGGAATAATTCTACCTAAATTGATAATTTCTTGGGTAGCGGTAGTACGTCCAACACCCTGCTGTTGTGTATAAATTTTACTAAGTACTTGTAATCTATCAACTTCAGCTTCCGTCAATTTGCGAGATGCTTTTTCGGCAGCTATAATGCTATTTACAAAATCGTCTAAACCCGCGTTGGAGTTGGCGGCAACCGTATTAAACGCTCGCATCTGAGCGTTCAGTCCGGCGATTGTTTTAGAGAAGTGGCCGCCTTCATCTGTCCCTTTCGCTACTTCCTTTACGTATGAACTTAATGCCTCTTTTGCTTCTTTTACTTGTGCTGACGCTCTTTTATCAAAAATAGACGGTATAGGTTTAAGTCTTTTTTGTATATTTTGTACTGCTTTTACACGATCTTCAATTTCCTTTAGTTGCTCCAGGCCATTGACACGGAGGTCGATTACAGCAGAGTAAGACGCCACCGCTTTTATCTGGACTACTAAAGAGTCTAGCGGCGGCGCTTAGCCTTTTCGATCTCCTTCTGCTGGTCCTCGTTGAGGATCTGGAAGTAGGCGCTCCAGCCGATTAGCTCTTCGGCTGTCATGCGGTTGCGTACTTCGCTAAGAGTTAGGCCCAGCTCCTTGGCGACGCCAAATTGGAGCATGAGCCAGTTGTCCTTGCGAAGTTCCGCGCTCAGGCTTTTGGGTCGATTGGTTCGGCGTCGTCGGTGATAACAGCAAGCATCAGGGCTTGAAGATCCTTGTCCTTGACCTCGTTTTTGAGTACGTCGATCTCGCCAGCGGCAAATAGCTTGGCGCCGTTTTCGTCGAGAGCCTTGGCGATCAGTAGTTGGAGGGCGAAGGCGTTGGCGTCGTCCGATTTGGCCTGTTTCTGGGCGCGTTCGCGCTCGGCGGCGGTTAGTGGGGTGACCCACAGCTCAAATTCGCTGCCATCAGACAACGGGACAACTTTCTTTACGGGCTCCAAGTTGGCCGCTTTCTTGAGGCGGTCAATGGCGCGGACTGGAACTGGCATAACCACTTGAGGTTTGTTCTACTGTAGCGGACTAGAAGCAATAAAAAACCCCGGCGGTTAGGCCGGGGCTCCGTTCCCAAACTAGATCTTAGGCAGAAGTGCTGAGATCGAAAGTAGGAGTGCTTGCAGGGCGGAAGTTGATAGCCACGGACTGGGCGTCGTCGGGGTTGACGCTCAGGCTTGCGGAAGTCAGCGTTGCATCAAAGCTGATGGAACGGCTGAGGCTTTCGCTAACGCTGCCGCCGCTATACACACGGTCGATGTACAGCTTGAAGGCAGCACCAGTCTGCTGGCGCTGGAGCACGTCTTCGATCATCCGAGCGGCAAGCGCGTCGGTCTCGTCCGTGGTGTACACGGTGGCGCTGCCCGTGCCGTCGCCGAAACCGGCGATGTAGGTGCGGAAGGGAACGTACTGACCGCCGGTTTGACCGATGGTGGTTACGTCGATTTCAGCACGAGTGATTTCAAACGACCAGTCGCGGACTTGACCCACGGCGGCGTACTCGGCATAAGCCACTTGGAAAGTGTTGTTGCCGGTGACGGTGCCGTCGTCAGTAATGGTGATCGTGCTGCCGCCGGAAGTAGCCGACACTTGCAGGACACCCGTAGACGCGGTGTACGAAATCACGTAGTAGGTGGTGCCAGCAGTGATACCCGCAGGAAGGGTGCCAGTGCCGGTGCCGCCGGTCTGAGTATCGATAACACTAAAGACCACGGGGTCACCGACCTTGAAGTTCAGGTAGGTAGCGACGGTGATCTCGTCGTCAGCGACGGAAACGCCGGATTCACCGAATGTGGCGGTAGTACCGGCTGGTTTGTAGTAGAGGGCGCCGGACGTGCCGGACAAAACGGTGGTGGCCATTGGCTTACCAGGAACAACGTTGTGGGCGGGCACTGCCCGGCTTAATACAGGTTAGCGCCTGTTACTAAGCATTACCTACGACAACATAGTTGCCACGTAGGAAGTATCAATCCGGCCCACAAAATGTGGAGAAGCATCCACAGCAGAAAAGGAAGGCCCGTTGATGGCACCGACTTTGAAATACACGCCCGTGGTGCCCTTGGTGGAATTGTTGAGTGTCTCCAGCACATTGACGGCGGTGGTCAGCAGGGTTTGGTTACGGGCAGGGCCGCGTCCTTTCTCCGTGAAAATGCGGATGACAATTGCACCACGAGCGTTATCGACGCTGCTAGTAAGCGTGGGCTCGTTGGTAATGCCGAAAGTAACATTGACGCGGACGTACTCAGTCGTTGTGTTGGGTGGGACGGCTGTGATGTTGTCGAAATAGACCGGAACAGCGGGGCTTAGCCCGCTAAAAGCAGACAGAAGAGGATTTTCGACAGCGGCGCGGATTGATTGGTAGTTCATGCCTTAAACCCTAGCTTTACACCACGGCGTAGGGCATCTTGCATACCTCCGCCATTTGCATAAGTTACATACCAATCAAGCTCGGCTGTACTTTTGGCTTCTCCGGGTCCCGCAGTCACGGCACCTCGCTTGGTTAAACCCGCATCTCGACTGCCTTCTTGTACTGGTGGTTTCAGAGGGCCAAATTCATCGGGAGGGTAAAAGCGTCCTTCTTTTAGATCGAGTGCATACTCTGCGTAAGGTTGAGTGTTTTCAATAGTGAATTTTGTGACCCTTGCAACCTCTCTACGAGAAGCAGACAACTCCGGTATATCTGAAATCGTGTAGGGGTATTCGCCGCCCGCTGTACCCCCTGCTCCAGTTCCTACAGGTACAGCGACCCAGCTGTCCCGAAATTCACCTGTGTAAGCCGGGCTTCGGTCGCCCAGATCGTTCAGTATTTCTAAAGCTGCTTGCCGTGCGGCCTGATTTATTGCGGTCAGGGCATCGGGACCAAGGTTTCTAACGTCATTGCGACGTGTTCCAATGCGTCTAGCCATTACTGGGGCCTCACGATGAGGGTGTGCATGACGGGGTTGTCGCCGCGATAGCTGGTGATATTGATGATTTTGGCTTCGCGGGTGACGCCGGCCTGCGTGTACTGAATGCGGTCGGCTTCGGTTGGGTAGTACGTGCCAAGCTCACTGGAGCCGATGATGACCTTTACGTCGGTGGACTGGTACAAACCCTCGGACTCGCGGGGAGTAAGGCGCAAAATGACGCCCTTCACCGTGACGCTGATGTCGGCGCCATTCACGCTTCCGGTCGTGGGGTTGTAAGTGCGAGGGGTGCTTGTTTTGATGTACGTGATGTCTTGACCCCAGTCAGCAAGGATTGCTGTGGGGAGTGGGGCAAACGTGGTGTCGATTAGGCCCATGTCACCCTCGGAATAGGCGGACGGCGTAGTTGGTGGCGCCGCCCATGCAGTAAGGACCGAGGTAGGTCTGCAGCCAGGGGTAGAGGTCGAAGATGTTGTTGACCATGCCCGGAGTCATCGAGCTGTCCTTGTATTTGACCTTCAGTTCGCCCAGTTCAACTTGGTCGTAGAGGCCGGTGGTGCCAGTGCTGCCGGTGATGGCGTCGGTGTCGTTGGCAAAGGCGCGGGCTAGTTCGTAGGTGGCGACCTTGATGCCCTCGGGAATTAGGGTGCAGGCAAGGGCGATGCCGTCAACTTTGTAGTCCTCGCGGGGCCACTTGAGGGCTTGGGTTTCGGTGCAGCGGTCGCCGTAGAAGCTCAGGGCGTCGATCCAGCGGGTGGCGGAGATGATGGCGCGGTTTTTCTGGTCGTCGGTCTTATCCGCCCAGGTGCTCGAATCGGGCACCGTTTCGAAATAGGTGTTGGCGTCCGCCAGCGTCACGTAGCTGTTGGCCGACGCGCCCTTCAGAGTGGCATCAATAGTCGCGGCCACAGTCAATACGCTCTTTGTTTGAGTTTAGCCCGCTTGCGTGGCTTAGTTGATTGCAGTTGCGCGTCAACCATTGATGCGTGATATATCTGCGCTCCAGTCATCTCTAATTCGGCTGTACGTTCTAAGTGATCGCCGTAAGGAATGTCTTCACACCAGCGGCGATTATTCTGTAACACGTAGAGACGTACCAGTTTCATGCCCGCTCGCAAACTTGTTGATGCTGAAGGCAGCGTAAAGCCTGCAGCAACAAAGACCAATCCCGCGCTGCCGGGTAACGCTGTCCGCAAACTGGAGGATGTGGCACTTGAGGTGCGCCGCCTTCGGGAAGAGGAAGGTCTTGATCTCCAGCAAATTGGAGAAAAGCTTGAGGTTAGTTACGACGTGCTTAATCAGCTGATTCTGCAGTCGTACAAGAGCACCATGAATACTCCCGTGGTGTTTGAGGCGCAGGAGAATTTGCGCCTTGGTCAAGAAGGCTGAGCAATAAAAAAGGCCCCCGGTTGGGGGCCTTCTGCTTGACCTGAAGATCAGGCGTAAGCAGTGGTGTCGAAGGGGGTGTTGACCAGCAAGCGGGCCACGGGGACCATCTTGGTGGTGCTGAACACCAGGTTCCAGGAGCCGGTGGCTGCCAGGTTGCCGGTGGTTGCGGCGTTGGTGGGGTTGTCGCCGGAGGCGGCCCACTTGGTGCCGGTGATGTGGTAGCCGTAGTGGTAGTCAACGGCCAGCACGTCCTGCATGGACAGGATGTTGCGGTCTGCAGCCAGACGCAGATCCTGCTGAATGCCCTCGCTGACAACGCCAGACTTGAACAGGTAGACGGGATACTTCACCGCGTGGGTGGCAGTACCGCCGGTCAGGTAGGTCAGCTGGTCGTCGATGACGACGCGCAGGCCAGCGAAGAAAGGCACCTCGGTTTGGCGCACGCCAACACCGCCACCACCCCAGACAACTGCGCCAGAGGCGGCCAGTGCGGAGGTGCTGAAGGTCAGCATTCCAACCTGTTGCAGGTAGTAAGCAACGTTGGAGTGCATTGCGATGCTGTCCATCTCATCGCCGCGCTCACCGAGCTTGGCCTTGGCGGACACAACGTTGCCGACGTTCAGGTAGTTGGCTTCGGTCAGGGAGCCAGGAACGCCAGCCAGGGTCTTGTCGGTCTGGTTGGGGCCGAGGACGCCAGCGCCGGAGATGCCACCGAACAGACCCAGCAGTTGGGCAGACAGGGTGGCGGTCTTCAGCTTGTTGATCGAAGCGGTCAGCTGGTCACGGACGTGGCTGAGGGGATCAGCACCGGAGCCGAGCTTGCTGAGGTCGTCTGCGGCGTAGGCAAAGCCACGGTGCAGCAGGGTCATGATCTGCTCGTCGGCAGTCACGTTGGCGGGCACGAGGTAGCCGCCGCCACCGCCCCAGGTGCTGTTGCTGAGAATCTGGGTCTCAGAGGGGGCAATGGGATCGAAGAAGGGCACGCGCACGCGGGTGCCGCCAGCACGGGCGTCCAGGGCAGCGTTGCGCTGGATGATGCCGCTCTGAATCCACTTCGATTGCTCGAAGATGCCCTCAGAGGTGTACTGAAGAAATTCGGGGCGGGTAACAAGGTTCGAGAGGAATGTTCCCCCCGAATAGTTGCCGTTAAATGCGGACATGGTTTAGCTCCGGTGGAGTCGTGGTTAGCGGGCGCCCCACAGGGGCTTATTTCCCGGCCTCTGCCTTCAGCAAACGTGCGCGGTCTGGATCATCCGACAGCATCATCATTTGTTGTGTGACATTCCAGCCTTCTTGTGACCAAGGGTTGGACTGACCGGGGAGGGCGGTGGCACGGGCACTACCTGTGACACCCATACCGGCGCGGTTACTTGCAGCAAAGTGATGCTCGTAGCCGCTACCGGGGTTTTTCAAGTTGGCGATATACTCGCCAACCGGAACTTCGACGCCGCCAATAACAGCCACAGGCTGCCCATCTTTGGCGCGAAGATTCTCCTGCACCAAACGATACAACTGATCAGGTGCTAGTGCACCAGCAGTTGAGAGTTGGGCGATTGCGGAGGATTTGAGTTGCTCTTGGCTGAAACTTGCTTCCATCGAAGAGATCTTCGATTCGCGTTCGGCAAGTTGCTGCTTGAGGTCGGCGACAGTGTCTTGGGCTTGCTCCCAGAGCGTTCTGAACTCGCCGGATTCCGCCAATTTCGTGGTTTGAGCGGTTTCTTGGGCTTGTTTCAGCTCTTCAAGCTGTTTTTGGATGGTTTCGCGGGTCTCGCGGTCCTTGCGGCGTTCGGCAATAAGCTCTTGGTTTTTTGCGCGAAGAGCTTCGATTTGAGCGGCCAAATCCGAGCTTTCAACCACAGGTTGAGGAGCAGCAGTCTCCACAGGAGTTACTGGTGCTTGCTGTTCTTCAGGCACAGTGTTGTGTTACATGAACTGCTCTACTTTACGACAGAACATCAACGCGGGCTTCCATATCTTCGTCGCCGGTGTTCTCGACGGGCTCGGGGAGTGCCAGTGCGTTTTCGGTGCTGGCGGCAAGCTCGTCCTCGATGTTGACGTTGTCGGGGAGGATTTCGCCGCGACGGAGGATCTCCAGCAGCATTTGGTCGCTGATCTTGCCGGCTTGGTTGAGCTGGGTCAGGACGGATACGTCTTGGCCGATCAGGCGGTAGTAGTCGAAGTCGCGGTCGATGCTGATTTCGGGGGCCTCCAAGCCGACGTATTGGGCGGCGAAACCGAAGGCTTGGTTGAGGGCGCTTTCCAGCTCTTGGCTAATGATCGAGAGGACGCTGTTGCCTTGGGCTTGGTCGATTCGCTTGGCTTCCGCTGATTCGGCGACAAACTTCTGGCCGAACAACTTGGTTACGCCCAAAGTGGACATCTGTTGCTCCAGCGATTGCAGCTCGTTCATTTGGGCGTCGAAGCTGGTGGCGTCAGCTTGGACGTAGTACGCCTTGTTACCCGGTTGCATGGCAATGGCGTAGTTGACGCCCATCGTTGCCGAGCCAGTCGTGTCGTCCCAGCCCTCAAGGACGAGGGTGGGCATGGCGGCGATGTGGAGGGCGTGGATCAGGTCGGCTTGGCGTTGGTAGTGGGTGATATTCAGGTTGGCGATGTCCAGCAGCGGGGGCAGCGACTGGAGCATTCCCCGGCGGTTGCTGTAGATCGGCACCAGGGGGATTTCGTCGAGGCTGTAGCCGCCGGTTTCGCTGAATTCGACTACGTCTTGGCCCAGCGTGTAGAGGTCGTATTTGCCGGGGTAGATCACCCGCATTTGCTCGATTTGTTCCTCGCCGAAGTCGTTGAGGGGGCGGGTGGTGTACTCGTGGATGCGGACTTGGGTGAGAGGGGAGCCAGGCATAGTGCTGGCTTGGCGCCAACCCCAGATTTGAGGGGCATCGACGTGGATGAAGTAGGGGCGGCGGCCTTGGGCGCGTTCCTCAGCAAGATTTCGCGCTCCCATTGCTGCGGGATAGTCCACCAAGATGGCGCTGTGGCCATAGGTCAGGCTGCTGACCAGAGCGCGGCGGGCGTATTCGTTGATATTTGAGCCGATGCCGTCGATGTTTTGCGCCAGCTCAAGCCAATAGGGGTCGCCCTCGATGTGGATGGGTTTGCGGAGGATGGCTCCGGCTGCGGTCTCGATTAGGCGGCTGGTGTAGGGGCTCAGGACGCTGCGATCGACGCGGGTTTTGTATGCATCGTCGTCTTCGCGGGGTTCTTGGGGGAGATATTTTTCGCTCTGATCGCGGAGATATTCGGTGCCGTTGGTGACGGCGGACATCACGCTCCAGTCGGTCATCATTGCGATGACATCGAGGCTGCGGACGAACGGGGATTCGCTGACTACAGCTCCAGTTGGCGGGATGTTGGCGCTGTAGACCACGGCCTGACTCCTACTTTGTACCTATTTTGGCAGAGTGATCACCATTTAGTTTTGTTAGACCAGTACGCAGCGGACATCTTGCCTTTTGCGATGTTCTTTGCGTGACGGGCTTGAAATGATTCGCGGCGGGCTTTTGCACTGGCTGATTCACCCTCTCGTTTGGGTGATCCAGAGACGCCTTGTTGGCCGAAACGGATGAGTTTTACTTTGTCGCCTTCTTTGGCGAGGACGGCGTGGGATTTGTTGGGGTGGTTAGGGGTGCGCTTGGGTTTGTTATACCCAGCGAACTTTTCGCCTCGGTAGTTAATCATCTTCGTCGTCTACCTCCACTTCCTCGATGGGGATTAGGACTTCGATTCCTTGCGCCAGCTTAGAGACGAAGCAGCCGAGAATTGCTGGTTCGGAGGGGGTGGCAAAGACAAATGTGGCGGATGTTGTGCCCTCTTCGGCGTCTATTTCGATGTGGACGCAACCGCCGCTGACTGTTTCAATCATTAGCCGTGATACGCGACAGCGATGATCGGCACAACGCTGGGAGTGCCAGAGCTGATGGCGGAGATACGCATACGGATGCGATTTGCGGGTTTGCCGGTATAGAAATAGGCGTATTGGCCGTTGGAGTTGATGGTTTTGCTGGTGTCAAGCTCGAACCAGGTGCCGCCGCCGTTGAAGTTGCACTCGAAGGCGAGGGTGAAGTTGGCGCCACCCGTGACGATTGCTGCGAAGGTGAATTCGCTGCTGTCGGCGTGGACCTCCAGTGCGTCGTTGACGGAGGTGAGTGGGGTCGATTCGTGGTGCTCGACCAGGTTGGTGCCGCGAGAGATGGTGAGGGCCATTATTTCCTCCGTTTTTTGGCGGTTTTAGCTGCTTTTTTGAAGGCGGCAGCGGTGGGGGCGCCCTTCGCGCCGGGCTTACGCATCTTTTCGCCGGAACCGGCGGCAATGCGTTTGCGTTTGGCGTGGATGTTGCTATACAAGCCGCGTTTGGCCATCATTTCCTCCGCTTTTTGCGCTTCATTCCAGCCTCGGACATCGCAATAGCAATCGCTTGTTTACGACTGGCTACTTTCTTGCCCGAGCTGGACTTCAGACTGCCCGATTTGTACTCGGACATGACTTTTTCCACCTTCTTTTGCGCTTTCGTGGGCTTCTTTTTCGCCATGGTGCGCCAGCAGAAGGTGCCTACCACACACGATAGTTGGTTTTTCCAAGGGCTTCTGGTTTGGCAAGGTTGAAAGTTTGAAGGCAGAGGTAGCCAAGAGCGTCAAAAGCATGGTCAACTCCAAGGTTTTTGTTGGGTAGGCCGGTGTTTGGGGCGTAGGTCAAGGTGCGAAGAGATTTGATTAGTTCTTTGCATTTGGGGTGGATAAAAAGGCGGCGAGTGCCGGAGGCATCTAATAGGGCGGTGTTGACGCAGGTGATTTTGTCGCGGATTTTCCAGGGGCTGCGGGGGCTGGACACTGTGAAGCCGGATTTGCGAAGGATGTTGTGGTCGGTTGCTCCAACGCCGCTGGTTTTGCGGGCGCCGCCCGTTGGGTCCGGGCAGGTGATAATGCGTCGCTCCACGCCGTAGCGGGATTGGATTTCTTCGCAGAGGTCCCAGGTGGTGGCGCCGCCCGTCATGATGATTTCGTCGAAGACCCACAGCACGTCGCCCTTTTTGACCGCGCAGATGGCGCTCATGGGGTCAATGTTGAAGTCCACCCCAATCAACAGGGGCAGAACGGGAAGGTCTTGGACCGTTTTGTCGATGTTGTCGTCCGAGAAGCTCACGGCGACTAGGCCGGAGAGGTTCTCGAACGAGGCTTCGAATTCTTGGCGGAAGGTGCGGGCGTCGAGTTGGGCGCGGGCAGCTTCGATTTCTTCCGGTGGGACGTTATCGCCGTCGATCGTCGTGAATTGCCACCGGCTCCAGTCCGGGTCGTCTTGTTCGCAATAGCACCAGAGGTCGTAAAACCAGCTGGCGGTGCCATCCGGAGTGGAAATGAAGAGTGCCCAGCCCTGTTTGTCGGCTAGAGCTGGGCGGATGACTTCGAACCAGACCTCGCTGGACATAAATGCGGCTTCGTCCAGCACCACGCCAGCCAAACTTCTACCCCGCAGGGCCATGGCGTTTTCAGTGCCCTTCAGTTCGATCGTCGAGCCGTTGACCAGCTCGATCTTCAGGTCCGTCTCGTTTTTGCTCTTGATCCATGCCTTCGGGACCAGCTTTTTCATCACCTTCCAGGCAATGTCCTTCGCCATCCGGTATGTAGGGGCCGCGTAAAAGAATGTTTCGCCCGGCCTTTCGATCGCCCCACGCAGCAATTCGATGCATGACAGGTAGCTTTTTCCAAATCGTCGCCCGGCAACGAGGACGCGGAAGCGTTTACGGCTACTAAATACCTGACCTTGGGCATATCGAAGATCCAGTCCGCCAGCCGTAGCTGTCATTTTTATTTTTTGAGGTGCCTTCTAGGGTAGTACAAGAATCGAACCCCTACCCCCCTGTAGTACAGGAGAAGAAAAACGCAAATGTTTCAGTAGGTTCCCAGGGCTTCGCCCGCCTATTTTATATTTTGCAACCCTGCCCCGTTTGTGTTAATTAGCGGCGTTGCTAAGTATAAAACAACGCCGCGTTAATTATCACAAACTACAGCAAGAATAAAAGCAACGGAAGAACCGGAAGAGCACCGGCTGCGATTAACTTAAGCGGCCGCATTAGTTGTCTCCTTATTCTTGAGGGATTCTGTGAGGTTAGTTGCGATGTCATTCAGGATACGTTGGCGGGTTTCGGTTAGATCATTGTGGGCAACATTCCGGAGGAAGTAGCTAATCCCTCGCAGCATTTCGTCAGTGTCAATGTCACTAACCTCTAGCGTAACGCCTTGGGTTTCTGTGATATCAAGACGGGTTAGGCCGCGCCAATCGTGGAGGCTAACGCGATCTGTGACCTTGAGATTGATGTAGGTGCCGTGTTTGGTTTCCATGCTGAGCCTTGGGTTGAGGTGATGGAAGCGAGGGGTTGCCTCGCTTGTGTTTAACAATAGGCTATCGGGTGACCCCGGCCAGGGGGAACCGCCGAAACGTTCACAATCGGTAACAATCGCCTATTGCGAGTGAGTCTCAATAGCAACAGCGCCAGTCGCCCAATCGCTTATTGCAAACGATTCTCAATAGCAATAGGACGTTTCGCTACTTGTTGAGAATGATTCTCATTCCCGCTAAGTCCCTGCCAGACGCTGCCGGGTGTGACACCAGACAGGCTATGATTAACCCTACGAAACGAGAGAAGTGTTTTTAAGTCTCGCCTGGCCCGTATGAATGGCGTATGAATGGCGTATGAATGGCGTATGAATGGCGTATGAATGGCGTATGAATGGCGTATGAATGGTCTAATCACTGTTCTCTAGGGCTGCCAGCAGCTGCTGACCCAGATAGGTCATACCGCAATTCACAAGCGCCGCGGCGAAGTCGTCAGGGTCCTCAATGGTCTGACCCTCTAGGGCATGAAGGCGAGAGGTTGCGCCGATGGCGTCGCAGTATTCGTCAACTAACGCCAGCACATCCGTCTCGTTGTCGTTATAGAACCGGATAAGATCACGGGTGTACGGCATATCAACGTTGATAAAGTCGCTCCGGTCATAATTAACCAGCCCAGTGTTCTCAATATGATCGTCGCCGTAGTTTTCTAGGAAATGTTCTAGGCAACCGTTAGGATCGTCTGATTCCCAGCCGGCTTGTTCTAGGCGATAGCGCACAGAATCGTAGGCGCAATCTTCAGACTCTTTCCTACACCAAGCGCGGTAAATTTCTTTAGCGTCCTCGGTTAGGGACTGCCAGCCGGTGAAACAAGCGCCGGGGTTGAATTGATAGCGCGACAGGCGGGTGTAACCGTCGCTGAATTGTCCGCTGTGATGTTCCGACCAGAAGAGCCAGGAGCCGGCTACATAGTCGAAACGATCAATGCCGATAGAGAGGGTCATGGCGTGATGTGCCTGAGTGACTTGACCCGACACTAAGACCCAACCGGACCCTATCCCTGCCCATCGTTACACTTAGTAATGTGTCACACTGTTAAGTCAGAACCCGTTGCCGTGTTAGGTTCCGGCAGCCTTGCCTATCTCATCACTCTATGACACTAGGCGCATAGTGCCCTTGTACAGACAACAGCCGTACACACGCACACACGCGTATGAATGGCACACACGCATGAATGGCCATGAATGGCTCCAGGCTATGAATGGCCTATGAATGGCTGTTTTATGAGGACGTCAGTCCTCATGAATGGCCGTCCTCATGAATGGCCGTTACCGTGACAGGCTCCAGCTGCAACGGTTCGTCATTGGCTGGCTGCAATGAATGGCCGTTTGAGCGCGGCGGTTGAATGCTGATGTTCAAAGTGGGCGCATGAGTGGCCTCCTGTTCTGCCGTACCTTCACCAGCTGAACGCGCCAATGAATCGAGCAAGTGTGCAACAACTTGTAAATTCCCCCGTTTTAATGCACGTTGAATGGTATGTAGGCGCATGTTGTTGACCTGATTGAGGAGATCTTGGCGATTCTCACTCATATCGGTCTTCATCAATTCCCTAGCCTTGAAATAATAATTTTCCGCCTGACGGTAGGAAACATTGTATTTCTGCGCCAGTTGATTGCAGTTCTCACGACGTGATCCACCGTGCAACATCAACATGTAGGCATCATTAACACGGCGTTCTAACTCTTCTGGGTTGGACTTGCGAAGCTTACGGAGGGGGTCATGCTTTGAGGGTGAGGGCACGGCGACAGTCACAAACTGGGTCGTGCCCTGATCATAGCCTTACACTCCAATGCGCCACTCAACCCACAATCTGACGAACCTCCGAATCGCGCCACGGGTTACCGTCAACGCGCCAGCGCCTAATGCGGCGGCCATCGGGCTGGACGTGCAGCACTAGCTCGATGCGCCGTGTGCGGATGGTCATCTGATCTGCAACCCAGAACCGTTGTTGATCACGGCAGGATTGGCGATACCAGCGGTCGTAGGCCCGTTCACGAGTCCAACGCTCCAGCCAATACAACGCGGAGCGGGCTTCTTCGGTGGTTGCCATAAAACCCTGTGCGGGCACTAGGCACTGGTCGTAGTGCAGCGGAAGTGTCATTGCTCGATGTGCGTGATGACCTGACCATCATGCATCCGCACCAGCCCGTAATCCCTTGTCTTGTTACACTTGGTAACCTGGCTGGCATGGGTCGGGCATGGTGCTACTGTTACAGGGCACATGTTGATTCGCCGTACCATGGCACAACGACTTGGCTACCTCCAGCAGCACATGCTGGACTTCTGCCGCAAGCATCCTGGTCATCACACCATCAGCACAGACCGCGATACCGTGCGGGTTGCACGTTCGCTCCAGCGTCGCGGCTTGCTGCACGTCACCGACTGCGGCATGTGTACCGCTTCCGGTCAAACCGTCCTGATGGTGAGCGCCTGATGTTCGCCAGTCATCACGACCGCAAGGATGCAAGGGAACAGGAGCGCGAGGAGATTCGGCTCCAGAAGCGGATGTTGCGCGACCTTCGCTGGGCTGTAGAACGTTCTGTCATCCGTTCCGACGATTGGGGAACCCTGCTCGAATTGCACCAGCTCTACGGCAAGGAAGGTCCCATGCAAATGCGCGTGGAGATCGTGCCCTACTGGCGGGATTGCCAGCGCGTCAACAAAGGCTTCGACATTCCAGCCGATCTTCTGGAGAAGGTTTTTCCACAAGATATGGGACTTTTTCCGCGCACATCGCCTAAGGCGCCTGCAACACGGACCAAAGCTGGCAAAGGTGCCCCACGCAAGAAGCGCAGCGATGCCGGCAAAGCCCAACCGTCTCGCAAAGGAACCCACAAATGAGCCTCGCAGAATTCACCCAGCGCTTCGCGCCAGACCTCGCCCACTTAGTCCCAGCCTTTGACGAGTTGGACCCGGTCATATGCGGCTGCACTGCAGGACCGCAGAAGCCGGACGATCCAGATCAGCGCCAGTCATTCTCAGTCTGCATCGACAATCCCTGGGGAGAGGAGCAATGGGTGACGGTCTATAGCGCCAGCCATTGCGAGTGGTGGTCGCACGGTGAGGAATATCACCTAAGCCTCGCCGACCTCCTGGCCTATATGCGCCAGCTACCCAAGCCGCTGCACTCCTTTAGCAAGTTCCAGCCCTAAGCTCCAGCCCTGCCCTTGCCGGCGGGGCTTCTTTCTGTCCTGTGGGTGAGACTCACGAGACTACCGTTTGGACTGCCCTTGCCTCCGCTTCCTAGCGCCAGCCACCCCCTCGCGTACGGTGCCGTCAGGTTCCCTGTCGCCGAGTAGGACCGCCAGGCCGTAGAGGCCTATGAGGATGCCAGCGAGAATCA